GATGGATAAAAACCTACGTGTTTCTTTTGACAAAAGTTTTTCTGAGTTCTACACTGACGGTGCTGCTAATAAGATGATGGCTACAGAAGCGTACCAGCAATCTTTAGCTAAGGCTGTAGCAGAGACTCAAAGGGCAACTTTCTCTAAGTCATACAAAGATGTAGGTATGATAGCAGACATAATAGAAGAAGCTCGTAATGTTGCAGGTCTAGGTCTCTTAGTACCTTTTGGGCGTTTCTTTAATAACACTGTAAACTTTATGGTAGAGATGACTGGTGGTAGTCTGGTAACAAAAGGGTTGGCAGGGGCATACAAAGATAAAGGGTATGCTGAGTTACTTACTCGAGGTGCTGTTGGTTGGGCATCTGTTACTACTTTAGCGCAATACGAGCTTGACTACAGGAAGCAAGGTCTGGCATGGGATCAAAGCAGAAGTAATATTACTGGTGAAGTAACAACAGAAAAGTTTATCTTTCCCATCTCCCACTTAAAAGCAGGTGCAAGAATAATGTCTTACTTCCTTGATGGCGAGCAAATACCAGAGGGTGAGATGGGACAAATAGCAGAAACAATAGGTTTAAGTGCAATAACAAGACAGTTGAATCAAACAGCAGATGGCCTAGGCGATGCATTTAAGGCGGCTGCATCTGGTGATAAAAAAGCTTTGTTATTATTTCAAGATATTGGTGCTAAGATTGGATCACAAGCTATCTCAGGTGCCACACGTTTCTTAGACCCAGTAAACTTAGCTGTAGGTTTAGGCAGGGGTAATGACTACACTGCGATAGATCGTAGGGATGGGTCTCGTATGCTTAACGATAGTGTTCGGTACATGGATCAGATGATTGCTGTTTTCAATGGAGAAGATCTAGCACCGCAAAGGGTTAGAGCAGTTACAGGTGAGGATAGATCAGATGCATCCAAGATGCTTGGCTCTAGGGAAATTAAGTTGACAGACACAGCTAAGATTATGAATATGATAGGTAAGCCTACTTTTCAAGCTGATATGTCTATGGGAGATTCTGGGTCAGCAAAAGCCAGTAATAGGTTTAACCAACTGTTCAATGCATTTGTAGAGTTTCAGTCCACAAAACTATTAAAGAACCCTAAGTTTAAAAAGGGTGAGGCTACATTAGAAAGAAAGGTAGACTCAGGTTTGCTGACAACAAGATTAACAATGGTTCAAAACTTGTTGAACAACGCTAGGGCCTCTACTTTAAGTGCTATGGAGGCTGGAACCAAGGACGATCCAACGTTTAAAAAAATGATTGACGTTATGACTAAGTACTCTGCAAAAAAAGTAGACTTAGCAATGAGGTCTTTAAGTGAGTCAACTGAAATAGGTTTAAAATATGAGGAATTATCTCTCCAACAGCTAAACTTGTTAGAAAGTTATTTAGACAGCAGAAGAGAAATCAAAAAAAATCTTTAGTCTTCGTCAGTCTCTAACATAAAGTCAGCCCATTCATATGCGCTTCTACGAACTTCATTCATTTGAATATGCCCCTTACTATTTGAGAGTATCCCTGACAGAGCTTGTCCTGCCAGATACCTTCGAGAAGTGAGGGGCTTCATTGATTTTGTAGTTCGCTTCTTTCGTGAATAGGTTTTAGCTTCTTCGGCTAATGCTATCTTATCCTTTTGACTCACGCTCTTTTACCTTCTTTAAGTTTTCAAAGTACGCTATGTTAAACCCATACTCCCATTCTTTATTGTCTTTACTTGTGCGAGAGTAAGGATTTACTAGGTTGCCCTTCTTAAAATCTAAGTTGCCTTTTTCAAAAGGTCTCATTGTTTCTCCTCTAGGCTTTCAATTAGTCGGTCAAGATACCAACGAGCTTTCTTTAAATCTTCTAAGCCATTCTTGTAAGGCCATCGCCAAAGATACTTAAAACAATTACACCAGCAGTAAGAGATAAAGGAGGGCAGTACCGCTTCGTTAGTCATAGCCTCCATTGCGTCTATACATTCGATACCAGAACTGTTGTAGTGGGAAGGACTATTTACATTGTCAACTTTTTTCATACAGATCTCACAGTCATCTTGTTCAGTTTCTATTTTACAGACAGAGCAATAATTCATTATACACCCACCTGCAACTTAATGCAAGTAGGTATGTTAAGTTTCTTACTCATGTTATGTCCACCATTTCACACACGTCACCGCTACATGCCATAGTCTGCATACCAGATGTGTTATCTTCAATCTCATACTCAGAGAGCTTAGACCAATCAATAGCAGTAGGCATAAGAGATAAAAGATTACGGTAGGCTGTAATATCTACATCCTGATAAGGTGCTTGCTGATAGGTATGCTCATTGAAGGGCAGGAACGATACACCAGACATCTCATCAAAGTGCTTGTACACAAAGGCTCCTACTTCAAACCATTCGTCTGACTTAACGTTGATAGTTACGCTTGGCTTATGTTCGCACCAGTGACGTTGATACATTAGCCACATCTCTAGCTGCTCTAGTGCAGTCATATCAACGGTATGTATAGCATTGTCAGGTGATTTCATAGGAAAGCTAAACACCGTAGTAGCATCAGGCTTCATAACATCAGGCTCACTAGGGATACCTTGATCAATCATAAACTGGGTGAGCGGGTCTTTATTATCTCCCCTGACAGTACGTACATAATAAGGGCTGTGCCTAGCGTGAATCCCACTAGCACTATCAACAAGCTGGGAGACAGTGCCACTTGGCTTAACACAAGTGATAGCAGTAGAAGTAGGGATGCCAAGGCGTTCAGCAAACTCAGCGTTTGTAGATACTGCAACATCTTTCAGGTACTCCAATGTTTCCGATAGACCATCATTAGTCATCGTCATTAATGGGTTATCCATTATCCCCGTGAGAGACACACCAAGCAATCGCTCTGCGGCTGTGTTCGTGTTCCACACTTTGCGCAGATAGGGGAAGTGTGTGTAGGTTGATTGGATCGTCCCAAGTATAGTGGCACATCGGACTTTCCTTGCAATATCTTCAAGACCATCTGACGCACGGACAACAACCTCTGAGAGATTGCAGAATTGATTCGGGCGTAATATGATTTCCGAACAAGGGTTGGTTCCGAACTCGTAGCAAGACTCTCTACGGCCATTCTTTTCAGCTTGTTTAATTGATGCTTCTCTGTTGAAGACCCCACGTTCACCACTCCCACTTTCCATAAGGGCTGTCCACTCACGCATGAACGCAATACTGTCTGGTTTTTCTGTGTAAGACACAGAGTTGTTAGCTAAGGCACGATGAGGAGAACTTTCCCACCAGTTGCCTGATTTAGCATGGCGCATACGGTCATCACTTAGGTTGGATAAGGAGATCATAGCACTGCGGCGTACACCACCTACTACAACTACTTCGCCAATCTTACACATCAAATCATGACACTCAATACTAGATAGCTTACGGTTAGAAGCTACTTTGAAAGTAGTAACTGCAAAGTTAAACAGATCAATCAAGGGCGCTGGGCCTGAAGCTCTGCCACCAAAAGTCTTTAGTCTTGCACCTGCGGGACGAACTCTACTAACATCCCACTTAGGGATTTCACCAGCCCAAAGGAGTGCCAACACTTGCCTGAGACCTTTAGCCCAACCTTCCTTGCTATCCTTGATAACAACCGTAGTCTCGCTATCGAACAGGGTAGGAACATCAGGAAGTTTACTAATGAACTGACGCTCAACACTGAAACCAACCCCCGTACCGCAAAGCAGGACGAACATAGCCTCATCGAAAGACTTAGGGTCATCTACGGGTAGGTAGCTGCAATTATACATGCAAGTATTGTCACGCATACTAGCTTTACCTGCTGTCATCATTGACCTCATACTAGGCATAACCTGTAGGCTCAAGATGTGGTGGCGTATACTATCTACCTCACTTTGATTTTCTAAACCTGTTAATGCTCCATCTAAACTGTGTAAAACTATACCCTCTTCAACTTCCTTCCCGCTGTATTCGGGTAATATGGGTTTCACAATGTTGTCAATGTAACGCTCAACTGTTTCACTCCATGTTTCTCTACGGCCCTCCTTTTCAAGCCACCGTGCGTACCGACTGGTTGCAATAAAGGTCTGATAGTCCGTAGGTAGGTAGTTACTTTTCATCGTTTATCTCCGCTTCCCTTTAGGGTTCCTCTGGCTTCACGTCCGTCTAGCTTGGACACATTTAATTGCATAACCTCATTGATGTTACTGTTGTAGATATGAGATAGGGCTGTAACGTAAAAGAGAACGTCACCTAGTTCTTGTAAGATCTCTTCATCACTAAACCTAGTTTTATCTCTAATAAGTTTTTTAGTTTTCTCAGCAACCTCACCTGCTTCTCCTACAAGACCTAAAGTATTTTCTACTAAACGATCTTTACCTTTGGTGAGCATCTTTTTTTCTACAAAGATATCGTAGTAGTTGTAGTTCCAGTTATCTATTTCCTCTTTAGTTAGCATTTGCTTTTGCCTCCCCGTTTAAGGAATCCTTAAGACGTTTAAGTAAAATTTCTGCTACAACAGAGACACCATTAAGTTGACACTTTAAAGATTGGATTACATTTTGATTAGTTGAGAGTTGGGTTAATATTTGAAGTTGGTCTTCATTAAAGTCTTCTGTATCATACTCTATATCATCAAGTGTTACTTTAGTCATTTAACTGCACCTCACAGGTTAATATTTCTACATCATCTACATCATACATTATGTCGTAAATAAATCCTTGTATAACAACAGGGCTGGACAGATCGTCTACCTCTAAAAAGTTAGCTTTAGAGTCTACCTCTATTGTCATTGTTACTTCATAATTCATTGTCACAAGCCCTTAGTTATACTCAATTACATTAGATTGTCAACCGTAAATAGCTTTCAACCTAGACATTGACACAAACTCTGGGTCATAGCAACCCCCTTCAATGTTACGTTTAATGATAACACCTTTCCACCATTCATGATTTGCTTGCCCAGCCCAACTCTCTTCTGCTCCTTTGAAGCATCCAGCCACAAGACCAATGGCAGGGTTTGGGTGTGCATCATCCTTAAAAAACATACCTCGTTTGTGGCTGTGACCAACAGTAGTAGAGTGGTGACGTTTTTTTAGTAGGTTGTAGGCGTGGTGTTCTCCAGACATAGCTGTACCATAATTCCCACTACTGATATAATGAGCGTAGGTAACCCCATCTTTATCAAAAGAGTCTGGGGCATTGTTTTGATATTCGTAGTATTCATCAAACCAATAGTCTGTCTGCAAGTGACTAAAACTAATACCGTAACGATCACCCTCAAGTCTGGGGTCTATACTTAGGGCACGTTTGATTCGGTATTCGTGATTACCCTCACAGCCAAAGTAAACAGGTTTACGTTTCTTCATCTCTTTGAACTTACGTCTAGTACGATCCTGTGCTTCATTGTAGTGGTCAATGTCACGCTCGTAACTCTGGGCGCACAGTGCTGCAGGAGTTTTAGTATCAAAGGTGTTGAGGGACTTTAGGTCTGCACCATCACCTAGGTCAACTACATAGTCAGGACGTATGTCGTAGATAAGACTCCCTAACCAATCAAATCGTTCATTAGAAACACTGGGGTCTACGTGTGAACACGTTAAAATTACTGCTGTTTTAGACATTGTATTCTCCTATATCGTTAGTCTCTAGTTGAAGGGGTTCTATGTTCTTATCGAAATACCTTTTCCATTCGTATGCACTATCTAAAGACTCAAACCAAAAGTTTTGGTCAAAAACCTTACCGTCATCTTCTGCTTTACATACTAGAAGAAACTTACATTCATCTGCAAGATCATCTCTATCTGGCAAATCTTCACAGTGTATTGGGCCTTCGATAATACCCCAAACTTTTAAAACATCAGTCACTTCCTCCACCCTTCCAATTCTTAAGTAACTCCATGTAGTGATCCATACCAACCATAACTACCCAAGGGTTTCTGTCTGATCTAAAGAAGACTACAGGCTCACCCTTACCATGTGCGCCAGCTTGTTCCAAGTAACCGTACACAGTTTTTAACGCATCTTTACGTCTCTTAACTTCAATAGCTAGGGGTATCTTTTTACGGGCTGCTGGACTAAGCTGTATGTCCTCACCAGTATCACCCATAGTTGTACTCTTTATATCGTCAGGCTCAAACTCAGGGAAAGTAGCTAGTAATTTATCCCTGACTTCTTGCTGACCATTTCTACCCTTAGCCTTAGCTGATCTTGTCTTTGACATTGGGGGCCTCCCATATCTGATCAACTTCTCTTCGTAACCAAAGCAGTCTAGCGTTCTCAATGACACGTTCTTCATCACCTTCGTATGCTTCAACGCAAGCGTCCCACAATTCCATCTCAGTAGTAAGTCCCTTAAGTATCTTGTTTGCTTTAACAGGGCCACACCTATGAAGCCCAGCTATGTTATCAGCCCTATCCCCAGTAAGTATCTGAGTGTAGAAGAACTTAAGTCCCGTGGCCTCCCCAACGACAGAGAAAAGCCTGTGGGATAGGTTGTAGTGGAAGCAAGGTATCTG